CTGGTAAAGGATTAACAGGGATAGCAAATTATAATCTTGAATTTACAATTCAAGCAGGATTAAAAATAATTATTGGTTCTAAAGAATGGACTGTTATTGGTTATACAGAAATAAAAGATAATACAGGAATTTTGTTCTATACATTTGAGATAGAATCAGGTAGCTAAATGACAACTAACTTGCAAAAATTTAACGCAGAACTCGAAAGAGCAGCAACGAAAATAAAAGGTGATTGCGAAAAATTTCATAAACAGGTTTGTCTTGAGGTGCTTCGTAGAATAGTTTTGAGAAATCCTGTAGATACAGGTAGATCACGTGGAAATTGGATGGTAGAATTAGGAAGGCCAGCAGTTGGAATTTTAGATGTTCAAGGTTCTGCCGGAGAAATGGCCGAAACTGCTATAAATAGAGGTATATCAAAATTAAGTGATATACCACCTTTTTCTTTAGTTCATATTACAAATAATGTTGAATATTTATATTATTTAGAATATGATCGTCGAAGTAAACAAGCTCCGGAAGGAATGGTAGAAATAACACTTACCGAACTTGCTCATTGGTTAGGGAATATAAAATAGGAATAAATTTTAATTAAGGATTTAATTAAAAATGAATGAATGGATAACTCCAACAGGTGGTGGTGGTGAATGGAGTAGCGAAGCTAATGCTCGTGATAATAATTTAACTACATGGACACAGTATTATAAAGGATATGGTTGGACTGAAAGTTTTTATCATACTCATGCTTCTTTATCATGTTCTAAAGTACGAGCTTATTTAGATGATGCTACTTGGAGATACACTATTGCTAAAATTGAAGTGTATTATAATAGTGCTTGGCATCAAGTTTTTTATGCAAATTTTGCACGAAAAGCTTGGACTGAAGTAGATTTAGGTGGGTATTATGACGTAACTCAAATAAGATTTCAATTTTATAATCCAAGTGCTTCTGCTTGGGCAAAAGTATATGAAACTGCTTTTTATTGGGCAGAAGCTCCGATAAAAGAATTGGCAGCTTCTATTACTCCAAGTTCTAATGTTAGTGGTTCTTTAACAATACCTGTAAGATTTAATGGTTTTATTGCCGCAAATTCTAATGTTTCTGCTTCTTTATCTACTTTATTAATAGCATTAAATGGTTCTATTATTACAAGTTCTAATATTTCTGGTAATCTTAATGTTATAACTCAATTAGAAGGTTCTATTGTTGCGACTTCTGGTATTTCTGGTTCTTTAATTACACCAATAAAATTACAAAGTTCTTTTGTTGCAACTTCTAATATTTCTGGTAATCTTAATGTTATAACTCAATTAATTGGTTCTATTGTTGCAACTGCTGGTATTAATGGTTCTTTAATTATACCAATAAAATTACAAAGTTCTTTTGTTGCAACTTCTAATATTTCTGGTAATCTTAATGTTATAACTCAATTAATTGGTTCTATTGTTGCAACTGCTGGTATTAATGGTTCTTTAATTATACCAATAAAATTACAAAGTTCTTTTGTTGCAACTTCTAATGTTTCTGGTAGTCTTAATTCACAACCAGGATGTGATGGTTTGGTTTCTGGTGCTTCTGGTGTTTCTGGTAATTTAAATATAAATAAAGAATTTTATGGATTAACTACTGGTGCATTAGAAACAGGTGGTGTATTAACTACTGTATATTTAAATGTAGAACGTTGTCTTATTGGTTTTGTTATTTCAACAAGTGATTTGTCAGGATGGTTAATTCCATATTTTGATGGAAGAAATATAATTAAACCGATAAGTTTATTATTAGGTTCTTTAAATATTATACGGCAATTAGAAGGTATTTCATCTATTGTTTCTGTTAGTCAAGGAAATATAAATCTTTTAAGTATCTTACTTGGTTTGTTAAATGAAGGTTCTAATATTTCTGGTATTGCTCATTTCGTTGCTCTTGGTTTTTATGAAAATTTAGCTAATCAATTATCTGCTTATTTTCAAGATATTGCTGATGTAAATAATTTAATCGTTCGTTATGATAACGATTTACGGGCTACTCCATCAGATAATTTGTGGTGTGAATATAATATTGATTTTGGAAATGCCACACAAAATAATTTAGGTATTGATACTTTTAGGAATATTGGTAATTTTAATATAAGAATAAAAAATCAAATAGGGCTTGGTATTGGTGAACTTTTTGAAAAAGCAGACATTATTTCTACTGCTTTTTTAAGAAAAAATTTAAATAGAATTATTTTTGATATTCCAAAAATTAGAAAGATTGGTAGAGTGGAAGATAATTATCAAGTAAATGTTATTTGTCCATTCTTTAGTGATAAAATTGGGAAATAATGTTATACCAAAATATTATAAATGAATTAAATTCTTATTTTCAAGATATTGCTGATAGTCATAATCTTATAGTTCGTTATGATAATGATTTGCGGACTACTCCTATTTCTGGTATCTGGTATGAATGTAAAATAGAATTTGATAGAACAGAACAAAAAGAAATTGCTCCTAATTCTTATAGAGTTATTGGTAATTTAATTGTAGAAATTTATTATTCAATTAAAATTGGAATTTCATTTATTTTACGGCAAGTAGATATTTTAATTGCTTATTTCACTGAGACAACTGTAAATAATTTTTTAAAATTCAAAACTCCAATAGTACAAAATATTGGAAGAGTTGAAGACAATTTTCAAATAAATATAATTTGTCCGTTTTATGTAGATAACTAAAATAAAAGAAAGGATATAATAATGGCAGATCAAATAGAACGTCTTATTTCTGCGGTTACAAATGGATTAAATAAGATAAATACAAGTATTCAAAAAACACAAACTTATAAAGATGGAAACATTTATGGTTTTGGCGGGAACTCTACTGTAAATAGTTCTGGTGTAGCCGCTCTTTTAGGTTTTCTTGGTGTTTTAACTTTAGTTCCTGGTTCGACTGCTGGAGCATCAGATGCTTCTGGTTCTTTAGATTCACAATCGGGATGTGAAGGAATTTCTGTTGGTGCTTCAAGTATTACTGGATCTTTGTCAGTATCTACAGAACTTGGTAGTTCGGCTGTTGAAACTTCTGGTGCTTCTGCCGCTTTAGGTTCTGTTGAAATTTCAACAAAATTTAGTGGTTCTATTGTTGGAGCTTCAAATATTGATTGTGGAATATTAAATTCAGTACAATTTAGTGGGAGTTCTGTTGGAGCATCTGGTGAGACAGGTGTTTTAAGTGTTTCTACACGATTAGTTGGTTCTTGTGCCGGAGCAACGACTGGTGCTGCTGCTTATATGTGGACTTAAAATAAATAATTAAAAATAAAAGAAAGGATAAAAAATGAGTGACGCAAATCGTGTGCAATTAGCTTATGTTGAAGAATCAACTTTTGGAGAACAAGAAACAGGTTCTAATTTACAGATTCTTCGATATAATAGTGAGTCATTGAAACAAGATATGGCTACTACAATTAGTGAAGAAATTCGTTCAGATAGGCAAATTTCTGATGTAGCAAGAATTGGATTAAGTGCAAGTGGAGATATTAGTTTTGAATTAAGTTATGGTTCTTTTGATGATTTTCTTAAAGCTGCATTGCTGGCCTCTGATTGGTCAACAGAAATTAGAATTGAACGCTTAACAATTTCTGTTGATGAAGCTGATAATTCTTTTAATGATTCTGATGATGGTTTAGGTAATTTTGTTGCCGATCAATGGATTTTTACAGCAGGATTTAATAATTCAGAAAATAATGGTTTCTTTAAGATTGTTTCTGTTGCTGCTGGAAAATTGGTTGTAGAAGGTGGAACGTTAGTAACAGAAGCTGCTGATGAAGACCCAAGAGAAATTATAATGGGAGCTTATATAACTAATGGAACAACTCTTATTAGTTATAATTTGGAAAAAGATTTTGATGATTTATCTGAAACACTTTCCTTATTTAAGGGAATGAGTATAAATACTTTTAATCTTGATGTTCCTGCTGATGGTATTATAACTGGAAGTTTTGGTTTTATTGGCTCAGTAGAAGAATCTTTAACTGGTTCGGGTGGAGATGGCTATGATGATGAGACTACTACTACTGTATTAACTGGAGCAAATCATGTTACAGATTTCCTTGAAAATTTAGGTGATTTAGCAATTCTTAGTTTCGCATTTTCTTTGAATAATAATTTGAGAACAAGATTACAAGTTGGTAATCTTGGAGTAGCAAGTATTGGTTCTGGTTCTATTGAAATTACTGGTTCTTTAAGCATCCATTTGGAAGACGCAACTTTATATAATAAATATTTGAATCAAACTAAAACTTCTATTGTTCTTGGAGTTGTCGATATTGATGGTAATGGTTATATAATTGATTTACCGTCTGTAAAAATTACAAGCGGGGTTAGATCTGCTGGTGGATTAAATACTGATGTTATTGGTGATTTTGAATTTCGTGCCTATATGGATTCAGATGAAGAAGTTTCTATTCGTATAGCAAGATTTACTCCAAGTGAATTAGCTTTATTTGTTGGTTCACTTAGAGCTACAAGTACGATTTTCGGTGCTCTAACCGTTAGTTAATTTATATTTATGATGTCCGTTTGGATAATGGATTGTCCAAGCGGATTAAAATTATTTTGAGGAGAATTTAAATGGCGGATATAAATGCAATAAAAGTTGATCTTAAAAAAGAGATTGAAGGAGTTTGGGTAGATTTTATATTAGGTATAAGATTAAAAATTGCAAGAGCAAGGAATGTAAAATATACTGAACTCCTTCAAAAACTCTTAGATCCTTATAGAAAAGATATAAGAGAGAATAAAGTAAAAGCCGAAGATTTTGCTAATATATTATTAGAAGTTAGAGCAAAAACAATTTTACTTGATTGGGAAAATATTGAGGAAGAAGGAAAAATTATTCCTTACAGTGTTAAGAAAGCAATAGAATATTTTAAGAATCCAGAATTAAAAGATTTTTATGATTTTGTAGTTGGTGTTTCTGAAAATGCTGATGAATATAAAAAAGATTTAATTAAGGATTCGGAAAAAAACTAATTGATTACCTGCTCTGGAGTTTGGAGTGGGGAGTCTATTATGAAAAAATGAAAGCAGTTGGTAAAGCTGAGAAACATCCTTCTCCAAATTTATATAGTGATTTATTTTATATTTGGGAAGGTTTTGTAGCTTTATCTTCTTCAAGAGTAGGGTTTGATTCAATTAAGTTTTCAGAAATAGAATCTTGGTTAAATTTAAATGGAATTTCCAATTTAGAACAGCGACAAGAAATTGCTCATTTAATTCGTATAATTGATTTAGAATATTTAAAATTTATGAGGAAAAAGTATGCCAAGTCTTGATGTGACTATCAATGCTTTAAAAGCAAAAGCTGGTGCTGCACAATTCGATTCTGCTGTAAAGAAAATACAGCAAGGAGCGGCGAGTACCGATGCTTCTTTAGCTGCAAGCGGGAAATCTTTTGATTCTCTTGGTTCTAAACTTAAAAAAGTAGGATTAGGGTTAGCCGGATTTGCCGCAGCTTATAAAGGGTTACGATTTGCTATTTCATCTGTAAAAGAATTTGCAACTTTTGAATCAGGACTTGCTAATGTTTCAACGATGTTAGATAAAGCATCAATGAAATATATGCCTGGGTATGAAAAAGCGATTGGACAGTTAGCAAGAAAATATGGAGAAGGAACAGGAACTTTATCAAAAGGTTTATATGATGTTTTATCAGCAAGTATTGATGCTGCAGATGCAATAAAAGTTCTTGAAGTCTCAAGTCGGGCGGCGATTGGAGGTATGTCTTCAACAGGAGTTGCAGCAGATGCTTTAACTACTATTATAAATAGTTATGGTTTATCGGCAAATGATGCAAATAAAATTAGTGATATTTTATTTGCTACTGTAAAGCGTGGAAAAATAACTTTTGAAGAAATTGCTGGTTCGATTGGTCATGTTGCTGCTTTAGCTGCTTCTGCTGGTTTAACTTTTGAAGAAGCTTCTGCTGCAATAGCTACAATGACACGTTCTGGTCTTCAAGCAGATATTGCTGTTACATCATTAAAAGGTATTTTAACTACTTTTTTAAGTCCCACAAAAGAGGCGGCTGATGCTGCTAAAAAATATGGAATAGAATTGAATACTAATACTCTTCGAACTGTTGGTTTAATTGGAGTAATGGAGAAATTAAAAGAAGCTACAGAAGAAGATATTGCTGCAATAGTTCCTAATGTTAGAGCTTTGACAGGCGTTGCTGCTTTACGACAAAATGTAACTGGTTTGATAAAAGATCAAAAGGAGATGTTGAATGCTTTAGGGAAATCTGAAGAAGCTTATCATAAAATTGCTGATACAAC